TTAAGTGTTGTTTTCTTGGCTTTTAGTATTCAAAAGTTCATTTAATTTATTTCTCGCACTATGAACCATGCTTGGTTTGAGAGCCAAATATACTTCGTGAATCATTTTGGCATTTGCGTGTCCAACAAGTAAAATCGCTATTTCTTCCGGTACTTCTGCTTCGGCCAGCATACAAACATACTCGTGGCGAAATTGATGGGCGCATATGTCGGCTTTCCAATCAGTGTACGATACTGTTGTTTCGCGTCCGTTCCTCTTCCTGCGCATGGTTCTTTCGATAGGTTGAGCCATTCCATGTTTGCGCCAAAAGCGTATCCACATTCTGCGGTACTCAGAAGCCGTTACAGGCGTTTCTTTAAGCCCGATGATATAAGTCTCGGGTGACATGCTTCTAAGCTGCTGTAGGGCTTGTTTTAGGGGTGAGAGCAATGGTACAGTGCGAACACCCGCTTCTGTCTTTGTAACAGTGATGTGAGGTCGGTTCCCGATGAACTCAACAGACTTTGAAACATCAATCAAATTTTCTTCAAAGTCGATATCACGGAGCTGTATTGCACAGGCTTCTCCACGGCGTTCGCCGGTACATAAATATACAACCGCCGGGAGCGCTTCCAGATCGTCCAGATTGTCCTTTACTATTTGTACTTGCGTGTCGCTTGGAGGCATTCGCTTGCCCTTTTTTAGCTTTCGTGGCATTTTGGCAAGGTCTGCCGGGTTTCTGAACCCCGCCCACTCGGGAGAATCAATCCATATTTGAAAAATCGAATTAAGAACAGTTTTTTGATTTGATACGGTCGATTGAGCCATTCCGCTGATTGACTTAAGAAACTGTGTTACCATGTACGGCTCAATTTCATCTATGCGCATGCCTTTGAAATATGCCTTAGCGCGTCGGAGCGCTGGACGGTATGCTATTTGTGTTCCGTGTTTCATTTCGCATACCTGACCGTCATATATTTCAGCGACTTCTTCAAAAAGCGGGGCTTTTGGTTTTTCGTCTGCCTGGATTCCCAAAATTTTTTCTGCCGCGCCCTCTGCCCGAGCCATGTCCCGTTTGCGTATCACCTCGGCTGGATTTAGAGATGAAAATGAACGGCGTTTTCCGTTTATAGTTTCCTGTAGCTCCCAAACCCCGTTTTCTTTCTGGCGCATGCCTTCTGTGAGTTTTTTTCGTGCCAATTTCAATCCACGCTCCTTCTTCTCGCGGAGGAGCGGCCGCACCTCCAAGGTATGACTTGCCAAGCCTACCCCGGAGGTGGTATAATCCGATTGTTGGGGCGGATTATCCTCCAAGGGTAAGCTGTTCTATAAACGCTTCGGTGCTCCCACGCCGGGGCGTTTTTTATTTATTCAAGATTATCAATAGCATACTGAGCTTCTTCATCGGTGAACTGTTCTCCGTATTCAGAAGTTAACTGTTCATAAATAGCACTTGGTGACATCGCCATGCTCTCCTGATATGATTTTGCCTTTTGCAAAGCGTTTTCTTTATAGTCAACCGCTAACGTATCGACCGCATACTGCGCTTCTTCTGCGGTAAATCGTTCTCCGTGTTCTGAAACAAGCTGGTCATAGATTGCTGCTTTGGACATAAACATCGTTTCACTGTATGTTTTTGCTTTTTCAAGCGCATTCGCGTTCCAGTCGGCTATAAGATTATCTATAGCATACTGTGCTGCCTCGGCAGAAAACTGCTCGCCATACTCAGAAACCAATTGGTCATATATAGCAGATTTTGACATGTGCATTAATTCGCTATACGATTCTGCTTTTTTTAACGCCGATTTATATTCCGTAGGTATATTTTCTTCCTTGGGTGAAGAATCGCCTACGATTGTATCATTCGACATGCTTTGAGATTGGACTGATGGGTTATCATTGTTATTAGATGAATTTGACGGTACATCATTAGAAGATAAAGACCCTATAATTCCAATGAAAAACAACAATGCGATCGTAACACCAATAGCAATTAAACAACCATGGTTCTTTTTCTTCGGTTTTTTCTGCCCGGTAAATTCGTCAGGGTCTCCAGAATACATCGACGGAACCGGCGCAACAGATTGATCATCAACATATTTGGGCGTTGTGCTTTCTGACAAATTATTTGTATGAATTGCTTTGGTTCCGCATTCGGGGCAGAATTTTCCGTCAAATTCCTTCCCGCAATTTGTACAATACATAAACATCCTCCTAACTTAACGCCTTTCGGCGTAACTTACTTAATAATCCAGTCAGGATGCAGGATTCCGACTGCGCGGCCATTCACAACGACGCTTTCATCCAGAGGGATGGGAGCGTATTTTTTATTTTCGGATTCAAGCACACCCATACCCAGCCGCTTGATATATCCGCATCCGTCCAAGGTAACAAGGCCAATCCCGTTGTATCCGGGACGCTCCTTGGATATCATCACAATATCTCCGTCAAAATAGATCGGCTCCATACTGTCGCCCTGTACGCGTACGCAGAAGTCCGCATGCCGTGTTTTTTCATTGGCAATGACTTTTATCGGTGTGAAGGCTTCAGGCCCCAGATACGTGCCTGTGCCCGCGCTGGCGGGCTGTTCTGACAGAGGGAGATAAATACAGTTATCTTCTTGTTCTTCAGGCTCCGGTGCGGTGCAGCGGGTGTATTCGATATTCACAAGCCCCTTTACTGCATCCCGCCCCCATTCGTCCAGCGCGTCATATTTCTTCGCAATGCTTAACGCCTCCGCTGTATATGCGGGGGAGATTTTTGTTTTATCAACACCTAGAATATAATCGGTTGTTACTCCAAATTTATGTGCTATTTCAATTAAATAAGAATGGCCAGGTTCGCGCTCTCCGGTTTCATATTTTGTTATCGTAGCATATGGTTTTCCAAGTTCTTCTGCCAACTTTTTTCGTGTGTAACCATGTTGCTCTCGAATCGCAACAAGTCTTTCTCCTATTGTCATGGCGCACCTCCTTGTCCTGATTCCATTATATGTAATAAAGAATTGGGTGTCAAGAAGTTTTAACCCAATTTGGGTAAAATTTTTTAAGTTTAGTATTGACATAACCCCATAATGGGTGTATTATAAAATCATAAATTAACCCAATATGGGTGAATAATAGGAGGTGAACCTATGTTTCCTAATATTGATGCAGAGAGAGCAAGAAAAGGAATGAGCAGAATTTGTCTTGCGCAAAAATTAGGGGTATCGTACTCAACGTTAAAGAATTGGATGAAGGGAGCGACCGAGATACCAAGTTCAAAGGTTGTTGAGATGGCAGAGTTGTTCAATTGTACTACTGACTACCTGCTCGGGCTGGCAGAGAGATAGGAAGGGCAAAACCATAGACGAGATGATGAAGTAGGCCGCCGCGCTCGATGAGCTAATCGCAGAGAAGAATGGGAAGGAGTGAGGATATGCGTAGACCACCCGCATGGCTATATGTTACACCAATTCTGCTTTTGCTTATAGCCATTGTTATTTCAATATGGAAACAATAAGAGCCGCGAGAGCAATCAGATTTGAAATAATGATTGAAACCCACTCCAGTTTGAGGGCAGAGCGTTGATGCTTTTCCTCTTCGCGCTTTTTCTGTTCCTCGGCCTGTTGCTTCGTTTCCAAGTATTCTAAATATCGTAGCCCTGCATCAGTAATGACGTATTCATCCTGTGTTTCTGAAAACGCGTATGGGGCAATAAAATCAACAGAAAGCAATTGCTCGGTAAACGCAACATGCAACTTGACAACAGCACCAAAACGAACAGCATTCATTATTTTTAAGTCGTACTTGGACAAGAATATTTTGTCAAAATCAACCATAAAAGCATCCCCTTTTTGGCTTTCAGTATAGCATAAAGGCGGTGATGCAGCCACCTTTAAACTAACAGAGAAGTCTGCATAATCAGAATAGCAGGAAATATGTACCATAAAACGGACAGAAAGGAGGCGGTATGATGCCGCGCGAGAAAGAACTATTTTACCCAACATTAGAACGTATCAGAGCAACGGCAGACCGGATGTTTCCAGACAAAATTGTGTACAAGCAAGAAGAGGCCGCAAAAATTATGGGCGTTTCGGTAACTACATTGTGGAGAAAGGGGCTGACTGGTGGTGAAATTACATGCGAGCAACTTGCGAGGGTGTTTGCGTAGCAAGGAGCCTAACCCGTTCTGCCTGCGCCTCCCGCGCGGCCTGCGCGGGTGGACAAGCCTTATTTACAAGGTGGTACTGCTCGCATCTATACTGCCTGTGCTGGACGGCTTGCAGGCGATAGGCCGCGGCAACTCGGACATGCTTCCGGGGCTTTTAACGCTGGCGTTTGGTCTGGTACTGGTGCTGGCCGGGATCGCGGGATACATAGCTGTAAGAGAGGAGGACAAGCATGAAAATAACGCATGAGACGCGGCGTGAGAGCTATGAGCAGCTTGACCCGAGCGGGCGAAAGGCGGCTATCTTGGCAGAGCTTGAACGTGGCGATGGCACGGCACTGGAAATCATGAGGCGAATGGGTTTTACGGATCCGAACCGAGTAAGGCCGCGTTTGAACGAGCTTGACCGTGCGGGATACATATTCCAGGTCGGAAAACGCCGTGACCCTTACACGGGTGTGGAAGGTGTCATATACAGCAAAAAAAGCCCTGCCCGCGCTACCAACACGGACAAGGCAAAAGAGAAAAATACTCTACTTAAAAAATACACCACTGGGGAGGATTTGTCAAATGCCTGAACTGCATTACATCGGAATATCTGCGGCGTTTGACCCTTACGCGGAGGCAGAACCGGTGTCTTATTGCCCGGAATGCGGCGCACCGGTATATGACGGAGAGCGCATCTATTACGGACATGGAACCGATCATGTAATAGGCTGTGAGCATTGCATTGATACAGGCTTTGCACAGGCCGGATAAGGAGTACATATGGATAATTTAGCGATATACAATGATTTACGCGTTGTACCGGAAGAAGCCAAAAAAAAGATTACAGGAGGACGTTTAAACGGATTTACCGATATCAACAGCATGTGGCGAATCAAACGTTTAACAGAGAAATTCGGACCATGTGGAATTGGATGGAAAACCATAAACGAAAAATATCGCACAGAACCGGGAGCAGATGGAGCCGTCGCTGCATTTTGCGAACTCGACTTAGTATACCGTCTTGATGGCGGGGGATGGAGCGAGCCGGTACATGGAGATGGCGGGAGCATGCTTGTTGCCAAGGAAAAAGGCGGGTTATATACAGATGATGAATGCTTTAAGAAGGCCCGTACTGATGCCATTGGAAACGCTGGGAAACTGCTTGGGCTGGGTGCGGATGTATACAACGAAAATGACCGCACGAAGTATAAAAAAGAACTGTATAAGTGCAACAAGTGCGGCAAATCACTTCACGACGTGATGCTTCGAAATGGCGAGTTGTGGGCGGCACATGACATTGCAATTTATGGCCTTAGAAGGTTTGGAGATATGTTGTGCGACGAATGTCAGAACATAGTCCTAAAAGAGGAAAAGGAAAAGAAAGAAGAAAGCCTTTCGCTCGCAGGCGGTGAAATCGTTGAGCAGACTGTTTAATTTCACGAATGCGCGTATGTCTACGGAAGGAGAACTTTGCTTAAAGGTGAAAAACCGTGCACAGGCTGCACAGCTTGCTTATGAGCTGAAAGATAAGACCGTGGATATGGTGGCAGAAATCAAGCGTAAAACAAAGGCCCGCAGCAAAGACGCAAATGCGTATGCGTGGGAGCTTATGGGCCAGATGGCCGATTTGCTGCACACAGACAAGGACAGCGTATATCTTGAGATGCTGAAAAGATACGGCCAGCAATTTGTGGTAAAGGTGCCAAATAAAAGCGTTGAGATGTTCAAGCGTCAATATAAATACTGCGAACAGCATGAAACGCTTGCGCCAGAGGAAAGGGCGCAATATTACCGCGTATACCTTGGCAGCTCGACATACACCACCAAGGAAATGAGCGTCCTGATAGACGGCATTGTAAGCGAGTGCAAAGACCTTGGGATAGAGACGATGACACCGGAAGAGCTGGCACGCATCAAGGAGGAGCCACGGTGAAGGATCTCGACAAAAACGGATACGCACCCAGCATTGTGACGTTTGATACAGACTGCTGCTTTTTGTGTGGCGGACAGGACGAAAAGCTGGACAGGCATGAATGCTTTGGCGGAGCGATGCGCGAAAAAAGCAAGCGTTTTGGGCTTTGGGTTCCTCTGTGCCATGGCTGGTGCCACGAATACGGGCCGGATGCAGTACACAGAAACAGAGAAGCAAGGATTTATTGCCAGCAGGCAGCGCAAAAAGCGGCGATGCAGGAATACGGATGGAGCAAAGAAGATTTCATCCGCGAATTTTACAAAAACTATCTGTGAGGGATTTTTATGTTTGATTCAAACAAATTACAAACCGAAATATTTAAAAAAGTTTTAGTAAGGAATACACATGCGCGATATTCAGATGATGACGGATTTGTTTGTTTTACTGCAGATGGCTATTCAGCTTTTAGGATTCCTAAAAACGATGTATGCATTGATTTATCTAAAATGATGCGACTGGATAATTTGAAAGACCACTTTTACATTGGAGAAACAGCAAAGGAAATCAAAATCACCAAAATATGCGAACATACACCAAAAGGCATGCTCATTAAGTTGGAGGGCAATGGGGTTGAAGTTTGGGCCGCAAAAAGATTTATAGACCAGTATTACGATGACCAAAGATTGTACATCGAATTAGAATCGACCCCGATAAAATTTGTTTCGATGGTTACAGACAAAGTAGAGGCAATTGTATTGCCCGTCTTGAGGAGATAATCATGATTAACGTAGTTGCTTTGATGGGGCGCCTTGTGGCTGAACCCGAACTGCGCCACACGCCGAGCGGCGTTGCAACATGCACATTTCGCATCGCGGTAGACCGCAGTTATTCCAAAGACGGAGAACGCAAGGCCGATTTTATCGACATTGTAACATGGCGGCAGACAGCGGAATTTGTATGCAAGTATTTCCACAAAGGCAGCATGATCGCCGTGAACGGTTCCATCCAGACCCGTAATTACGAGGACAAAAACGGGAACAAGCGCACGGCCTTTGAGGTGGTCGCAGAAGGCGTTCATTTTGCAGGTGGGAAATATGATGGCGCGCAGCGCGGAACGCCTCAGACGGGCGCACAGCATACACCGGAGCCGTTTAAAACAAATGCCGCTGCAGCAGATGTGCAGCAGGAAGAATTTGCGGTAATTGACGATAGCGGTGATTTGCCGTTTTAGGAGGAGCCATGCTTGACGGAGGATTTGTTTTGGTACACAGGAGCCTTTTGAAATGGGAATGGTACGATGATATCAATACAACGCGGTTGTTTTTGCATCTGCTGCTTACTGTGAATTATGAGCCTCAAAAATGGCAGGGTGTCATGATTGAGAGAGGGCAACGTGTTGCAAGCTTTTCAAAACTGTCGAATGAAACCGGGTTGACAACCAAACAAATTCGGACAGCCTTAGAGCATCTCAAGCGGACTGGCGAAGTGGCACACACATCAACGCCAAAATATGGCTTATTTACAGTAAATAATTACGATAAGTATCAACCATATGGCACACCTGACGGCATACAACAAGGCACAGAAAACGGCAGTCTAGGGGCAGTCAAAGGGCACACAAAGGGCAACAATGGAATAAAGAAAAATAAAGCTAATAAAGCAATAATAGAAAAAGATATCTCTATCGAGATATCCAAAAAGAAATTTGGCGAGTTTGAAAACGTGCTGCTCGACGGGCAAGAGCATGAGAAGCTGGTGGACAGCTTGGGCGATATTGGCGCATCGGAGTATATCGAGCGGTTATCTGCCTATCTTGCACAAACCGGGCACCGTTACAAAAGCCACTATGCCACGATTCTGAACTGGTGGAGGAAAGACGGCAAGCCTATTAAACGCACATCGGAACCGCGTGTTATCAAGCCGGACGTGGGACGGGAGATCACGCCGGATATGACGGCAGAGGAGTTGTTTTAAATGCTCGGGGCAGAACAGAGCGTCATTGGCTGCCTGATGCTGGAACCCGCATTGCTGGATAAGGCGCGCACGATGCTTTCACCGAAGATGTTTGAGGCGGAGCCGCTGGCACGGATATTTTCCTGCATGCTGAAGCTGAAAAAGGCGGGAATGCCTGTAGACGCGGTGACGGTGGTTTCTAAGCTTGGCGCAGAGTACGACGGGATAATCCGAGAATGCGCAAGTATTACGCCGCGCATTGAGACATTTCCGCAATATTCGGCGCTTGTACTGGACGCATGGCGGGAACGTACATTGGTGACGGATTTACAGAGCCTTGCCATCAGCGGGCACACCGCCGACGAAATGACGGCGGAGCTTGAACGGATGGCAGCGCAGCAGCGTGACATCATGCAGCACGTACACAGCACATCGGAGCAAACATTTTTGGAGGCTGTGACGGAGGCATATAAAAACTTATTTCGGCCCGATACGTCGCTGAAAACCGATTGGAAACAATTCAACGACGTGCTGGGAGGTTTACAGCGAGGATGCCTGTACATAATTGCGGCGCGTCCGGGAGACGGCAAAACAGATTTTTCCATGCATCTGGCCGTGCAGCTTGCAAAGCGCTATCGCGTGGATTACAGAAGCCTTGAAATGACAAAGGAGCAGCTTGTGCACCGCATACTTTCTCGGGTATGCATGATAAATTCCACACGCTTTCGAGACCACGACATTGACGAAAACGCGCAGAAACGCATCGGCATTGCGGTAGACCGAATGGGAGATTTGCACCTCGTGATGGACGATACGCCTGGAATATCCGCCGAGGATGTGGAGGCAAAGCTTGCTTCAAGCAAGCCGGACGCAATGTTTATCGACTACCTGGGATTGATGCGCGGAGACGATACTGGAAAAAAACCTTTGTGGCAGATAACAGGCGAGATCACGCACTCGCTTAAGGCCATGGCGCAAAAGCACAATGTTGCAATTGTGGCATTGGTACAGATGGGACGAGCAGTGGACAGACAGAAAGAACCTACGCTTTCGGATTTAAAGGGCGGAAGCGACATCGAAGCGGACGCGGATGGTGTGATTTTTATGCGTCCGAAGAAAACAGAAGATTTTTTAAGCGGGGATGATGCGTGGGAAGTGGATGCGATCATCGCAAAAAACCGCCACGGAGGAATGGGAAGAATGCAATTCCACTGGCAGCCGCAGTACCACAATTATATCCCGGTTGATAACAGGAGGAGCGAATGAGCGAAAAAGAACTGGAGCGGCGTATTGACGTGCTTCTGACTGCGATTGAAAAGGCTCAGTTTTTTATCAACTACACAAAAACAGAGCTGAACGCATTAGAAAAGGAACTACACCATGAACAGCCGTGAAAAAGGGAAACGCGGAGAGCGGGAGTTGGCCGGAGAACTTCGTAGGCACGGATATGATGCCAGACGAGGGCAGCAGTATTGCGGTGTGAACGGCGATGCCGACGTTGTAGGCCTGCCGGGGCTGCACATCGAGTGCAAGCGTGTGGAAAGGCTTGACCTGTACGCCGCTATGGCGCAGGCCGAGCATGACGCACCGGACGGGATGCTTCCCGTGGTGATGCACCGACGAAATAACTGCCAGTGGCTGGTTACAATGCGGCTGGACGACTACATGGAGATTTATCGGGAATGGGAGGCCGGAAAACATTGAGCAAAAATCTTGCGCTTACGCTTGCCCGTGCGAAAAACAACGGGATCCGTGAAGGAATCGACGCTGTGTGCGAAGCCATGGCGCTGGCGCACTACAACGCAGCAATAGAGCTTGAGCTTGATGAGCGAGAGGTCGGAGCATTTTATACGCGGATGCGGCAGGAGCTGCTGGAGATTCTTGCACGCGGCAGGCGCGTGCTACTGCCGGGAGTGCAAGCACTGGCAAGAACATTATGACTATTGCAAAGAGTTCGCGGCCGAGCGCAATCAATGTGATTTTTGCAGCTACGGCCAGGGCCGGGAGGGTTCACAATGAAAATTTTAGTAGCATGTGAAGAAAGCCAGGCAGTAACGATTGAACTGCGGAGGATAGGTCATGAAGCTTATAGCTGCGACATTGAGCCATGCAGCGGAGGGCACCCTGAGTGGCATTTGCAGGTGGACGCCATGGAACTTTTGAAAATGAAATGGGATATGATTCTTGCGTTTCCTACTTGTACCCATTTGGCTGTGAGTGGTGCAAGGTATTTTGAGCAAAAGCGCAAAGACGGACGGCAGCAGGCGGCAATTGATTTCTTCATGCAATTTGCAAATGCTGACTGTTCAAAAATTGCAATCGAAAATCCGGTTGGAATCATGTCAACGGTTTGGAAAAAACCAGACCAGATTATTCAGCCATGGCAATTTGGTCATGGCGAAACAAAGAAAACGTGCCTTTGGCTGAAAGGGTTGCCGCCGCTCATACCGACAGAAATTGTTGAAGGACGGGAGCAGAGGATATGGAAAATGCCGCCGAGCGAAGACAGAGCAAAAAACCGGGCAAAGACATTCCCGGGTGTGGCAAAAGCCATGGCCGAGCAATGGGCCGGAGACATACGGGAGGAGGATTGACATGGAGAAGCAGCGAGTAATCGCAGTTGATTTTGACGGATGTTTATGTGACAACGCATATCCAGATATTGGAGCGCCGAACTGGCAAGTAATCGATGCGGCGCTGAAAGAGCGAGCGGACGGCGCGGCCCTTATCCTGTGGACATGTAGAGCATGTAGAGAGGGAGACATGCTGCAGCAAGCCTTGGATGCGTGCAAGGGCTGGGGTTTGGAGTTCGATGCCGTAAACGGCAGCCTCCCCAAATGGAAAGAAACATGGAAGAATGACCCTCGCAAAATCGGAGCTACAGAGTATTGGGACGATAAAGCTGTGCGAATGCCGAATATCGACCCGGTAACCGCTGCGGCGGAGGCACTTGGCATGTCACCTGACCGCCTCCGCGAGCTGGCGCAGGCGGAGAAAGAGGGGCGGCTTGTGGTGCTGCCGTGCGATGTGGGGGATAAATTATACGATGTTACGCTCGGAGAAGTAAGAGAGAAAATCGTGATATCCCTGTCGATGCTTCTGTCTAAAAGTGTGAATCATTTAGTGATACACGCTGAAAACTTTCGGAATGCGGTTACATCATACGAATTACAGGACATCGGCAAAACCGTATTTCTGACCCGCGAAGCCGCCGAGGCCGCGCTGAAGGAAAGGGAGGCAGAGCATGAGCAAACCGATTGAACTCATGCATGTGTATTTTGGAGAAAATAAAAATACATGCGGAACGTGTTGCAATCTTGTAGAGGTTATCAGAGGGAAGAAGAAATTACGTAAATGCAAAGCCTATGGAGGTTTCCACAGCAGCAAAGCTGATTGGGCCAAAAAGTGGGTGGCTTGTGGGCTGTATGGTGAACATGTGCCGCAACCGATGGTATCGGATGTGGAGCGGTTGCGTTTACATGCTAATTGCATGATGGACGAATGGGAATCAACACTATGTAAGCGTTCGGAATTTATAACAGCAGCGAATCGCATTGAACAATTGCGCGCCGAATTAACCAACGAAAGAATCGAAAACACGAATCTCATAGGAGAACTTGCCACGGTGTCCGCAGAGCGCGACCGATACAAGGCGGAGCACGAGAACCCGCAGCCGCTGACGCTAGAGGAAGTAAAGGAACATATAAAAAAAGGACATCCAAATGATATTAAACCATTGTATGTGGATTTTAAACCTACAATTCCAATTGATTACGCTTCACGATGGAGGGATGCATATAATTTGTATCGGTTAATTGCGGGTAGAGGCGATGAATACGGAAAGACATGGATTGCTTACCGCTCAAAGCCGAAGGAGGACAATTGATATGCCGGAATGCACGACATGCGCAAGAGCGCCATACAACAAAGATAGTCATGTTTGTAAAAATTGTTTTGGTTACACGCCTTTGGGAAAGCCCATTTATAATCACTGGACGAAAAAAATGCACACCAACGCCGACCGCATCCGGGAAATGGATGATAATGAACTGGCGGAGTTTCTTTCGACTAAACTTAATGATGATTTTTATGAATGTCCGGATTTGACATTGCAATGGCTACAACAGACAGCGGAGGAGGAAGTATGAGTAACTGTGTAAATAAAGAAACCTGTATTGAATATGCTAGACTTGGAGAAAACACAGAATGTTATCTTTGCCCTGATTATAAAGCGCCAATGTCCAACGCAGACTGCATCCGGGAAATGAGCGATGATGAACTGGCAGATTTTATCGACAAATGCGAGGGAATGGGATTTGCAGATTCCAGTATTGCGCGAAACAAAAACAACCATCGTATAAATATGCTTGACTGGCTCCAGCAGCCAGCAGAGGAGGAGTGATAATGGACTATGCCGAGAAATTAGACATGATGGACGACGACTGCGATATACAGGGATATCCGTTGAACGATGACAGGTGTGCAGGCTGCCCGCTCGATGGGCATTGCGAATTTGTGAAGTGTAAAGAAAAGGAGATTTGAGATCATGACGAACGTTGTACTTGTAAGGCATGAAGCCGACTATGGATACGGTAATTATCTTTTTGAAATGCCTGTTGACTTGAAAAAAGGGCAGCGCGTGCGTGTGAAAACGCGCAGGGGCGAATCGGATGCTATTGTCATGCATGACAGCGCCAAAGTTGACGAAAATGCGCTTGTCATGATGGTGACTGCCTGTCATGCGAGCCTGCCGCTTGCGCCTGTGATTGGCGTATATTCGCTCATTCCGGTGGGCAGAGGCGTAAAAAATGTGTGAGGAGGAAAACCAATGAAAGAAGTATTTGAAAAGGCTATCCTTACATATGGCCAGACCGCGCAAGAGGATGTAGCTATCGAAGAAATGAGCGAACTTATCAAGGCGATTTGTAAAATGCGGAGGGCAGGTGTGAACGAAAAGCCAGCGGCAACGGATGCCATCGTTGACGAGATCGCGGACGTATCCATCATGTTGGAACAACTCTGCATGATGTACGAGTGCTTTGACGCTGTAGAAAATCGCAGGCAATACAAGGTGCGCAGGCTTGAAAACAGGCTTAAGGAGGCCCCGGCATGCTCGAAATAATCATAGCTTTCGCAAAGGCTGTGGGAATTGTATTACTGCTGTCCTGCCCTGTTGTTGTGTGGGCGTGTCTGGTGGTTTCAGGGAGGTGCGATAATGAGCACGATTATCATAAGCAATGATATGACGCAACCATACAGTGAGGTGGTTACAGAAGCACTGCATGAGTTTGCAAAGCGTAGAATAAATAAAATTGCGATGGTTGGCTTATCAGATGATGCAACCGACACAGTAATCGGTTATTACAATATGCAGGCTTTCGATAAGTCTGCTGCCGCTGCGCACATACTGTCAGATGTTGTTATGCATATTTTACTGGCAAATACCGATGCACTGAAAGATGCTTTGAATGACGAAGCAAGCGAATAATGGAGGTGCGATGATGATTGAGCGACAGTGTGAAGTGTGTGGTGCTCCGATGATATTAAAGAGACCGAACTCGTCTCGGAAATATTGTGATTCATGTGCTAAAAAAGTCAGAATGGAAAATCAAAAAATAGCACAAGAACAACTAAAATTGAAAAGAAAAGCCGAGAAAATAAGGGAGCGGGACAAGCTCGGTTCATTTTTAAGGGAGCTGGATACATATAACAACGAGCGCCGAAAGCGCGGAGAATGCCCTATAAGCTACGGGAAATATGTGGCTATGCGCAGAGGTTTGATAGCGGAGGTTTGATAAATGGAATATGAAAAGCTTAAAAACTATGAACGATACTGGAGGGCCAATCAAAGCATTGAGCAACGCATCATGGCGATGAAATCCGCTGAAACCAGCATTACACCACAGGCCGGAGATGGTAGTCAGCACATAGGCGCACACGACCCGATGAAAGCAGTAGATATGCGAGTTGATTGGTGTGCGTCACACAGCGATGATTATGCCAAAAACCTTGCTGTAATGCGTGAAGTTGATAAAGCCATTGATTCGCTGCAAGACCCGTTAGAACGAGAAGTTTTGCGGCTAAGATACACGGATTTTAGATATGGACAGCAGATGTCATGGCCACAGGTAAAGGATGCGCTGTACGGTAAAACAAATGTGAGCAGGACGACGGTGTACAAGCTGCATGATGATGCGATATACCACTTTTGCAGATGCGGACAAAACTGTACATAAATGTACATTGCTGAACTTGAAAGCTATACAAATGATGCGGTACAATATAATCGAGAAAGCGCGTAGAGAAATCTGCGTGCTTTTTTCCTTTCTGCGCTGTGGAACGCCATGACGCCGATTTGTCAAAGCCCGGGCAAAGCGCAGAAAAAAAGCGAGCTGCCACCGATCAGATGATCCTGTGGGGCCGACGCTGGCAGACGTGTCAACCGTGAGAGCCGGTTAATACCGCCGCGGGTCGGGAATATAACCCGCATCAGTTTAACAGATCGCAGAACGCCTCTCAACGATGCGCAACATCTGCGCCTTTTGCAGAATGGAGCCGCGCAAGCTTCTTGTGGGAGCGTATCATGCGCGCCGGTAGATACAGCAGCCCGGATTGTGATACAGACCCCGCCACGCGAGCCGGAAGGCAGCGTACCATGGCGGGGCCGATTTATGGAGAAAGAGCTGGGCGGCACAGCAGCTTAAAGGTATAGCCTGGTAGCGTTCACAGGTTCAAATCCCGTTTTCTCCATATGCCAATTGGTAAAGCAACCCGGACGCACACCGGGTCAACAAAGCAATGATGCCGGGGAAAACCCGGCAAGAAGATTTAGCCATACGGCTGAGAATAGATTTTAATAAAGGGCGGGATTGCATGATAAGCAGAATTGAGCTTGACAAACTTTCTCGCATGTTGGCTGAGGGACGTGAGGTCGTATGGTATAACAGCGCTGCATGGGAGCAGAAACGCAATGAGGTGCTAAGGTTTGATCATTATGAATGCCAGCAATGCAAGGAGTTAGGGAGATATAGCAAGGCCGTTATCGTGCATCACGTTAAGCATTTAAAAGACAGGCCGGATTTAGCGCTGTCTATATGGGATGAAGAAACAGGAGAAAGGCAGCTTGTGAGCGTGTGTAAGCGGTGCCATGAGGGTTTGCACCCGGAAAGCCAGCGTCAGTACGCAAAAATGGCGAAACAAGTGACACAAGAGTGCTGGGATTGACAAAGATCCCCCCATCAGAAAAAAGCATGTTGCCGTTGCAGCTCTTACTCGTGTGGGTCCATGGCATTCCGGGGATTTCCGCGCGTAGGTGAGGGGGTGTAGGCAAAAATGGATGGAGGTGTAATGTAATGGCTGAAAAACGTAAAAAAACTGTGAGCGTATGGGCAGAAACGCAGGAATACAAAGAACTAAAGAAAGATATGCTCGATGACCTAGATGCGCGCGGCCTGGTTGGGCGGCAGTATGTGGACAAAGTGGACGAGTATCTGAATTTATGGTGTTGGCTACAAATGCTAAATGAAGATGTGATGACGCGCGGCGTCTATGTAGAGTATTCAAACGGTGCCACACAAAAAGGAACCACAGATAATAAAAGTCTAACGATTGCGACCCGCGTATCTTCGCAAATGCTTGCAATTTGGACAGCTCTTGGTTTCCGCGAACAGGCGGCCGGTGCCAAACCGCAGGCGGGCGGTGAGGATGATGAGCTGTGAGTTTCCATTAGAAGTGCGGCGCTACATCGAACAAGTGGAGGCGAACAAACCGCGTGCCTGCAAGGAGCAGCACGCCTTGGTGGCGCATATCAAAAAATGTTTTGAAACCGAAGATTTGCATGTGGATGCCGAACAGCTGGGGAAGTACCTTGGGCTAGTTCGGTATTTTCCTTATGAACGGCTTTTCCCTTGGGAAGAGTTTCTGATTGCCCTTTGGGATTGTACCTACAAAGCGGACGGAAGCCCTCGCTGGAAAACCGTACTTTGCATGGTCGGTCGCGGGGCAGGAAAGGATGGATTTATCGCATTTGACAGCGCCTGTTCCATTTCTCCTTATAATCCAGTGAATCATTACAACGTAGATATCTGCGCCAACAATGAAGAGCAGGCGGTAAGGCCTGTGAAAGACTTGGCGGAAGTGCTTGAAAGCCCGAAGTACGAAGCCAAACTGAACAAGCACTACTACCATACCAAAGAAATCATACAAGGGCGCAAAAACAAGGGCGTGATGAAGGGCCGCACAAATAACCCAAAGGGGCGAGACGGTATGCGCAGCGGCAAGGTGGTGTTAAATGAGGTGCATCAGTTTGAAAACTACGATAACATCAAGGTGTTTATCACGGGTCAGGGCAAGGTGGCTCAACCCCGCGTAGGGATATTTACTTCCAACGGAGAGGTAAGTGATGGCCCGCTGGACGATTATCTGGCCAGAGGCAACCGCATATTGTTCGATGGCGAGCCAGACAATGGTTTTTTACCGTTTATCTGCCGCTTGGAAAATAAGGAGCAGGTTCACGATTCGGAAAATTGGTACATGGCAAATCCGTCCCTTTATTATTTGCCTCACCTGCGTCAAGAAATCGAAGACGAATACCGGGACTGGATAGACCATCCAGAGCAAAACGGGGATTTTATCACCAAGCGCATGGGCATTCGGGCCGGGTTTAAGGAAATCAGCGTGACAGATTATGAAAAAGTGAGGGCAACGGCTCGGGAGCTACCGAGTTTGAAGGGATGGTCTTGTGTGGTCGGGATCGACTATGCGGAGTTATCCGACTGGGCGGCTGTCAATCTTCATTTCAGGCGCGGGCAGGAACGGTTTGATATCAATCACGCGTGGGTGTGCGCTCAGTCTAGGACTTTAAGCCGTATCAAGGCCCCGTGGAAGACTTGGGCCGGACAGGGTTTGCTGACGGTGGTGGAGGATGTGAGCATTCATCCAGACTTGCTGACAGAGTATATCCGGAAGGCGGGAAAGCAGTACAACATCAAGATGTTAGCCATGGATCATTACCGTTGGACGCTGGTTTCCGAATCTTTGCGCCAAGCAGGATTTGACGCCAACGACAAAAGCCGTGTGAAACTGGTGCGCCCATCAGACATTATGATGGTAGAGCCCGTGGTGCAGGAATGCTTTGACCGGGGGCTGTTTTGTTGGGGGGATAACCCGTGCTTGCGCTGGGCAGTGAACAATACAAAGCGGGTGCGCAGCTCGAAGAAAATGGGCGTGGACACCGGCAATTACATTTACGCCAAAATCGATGGAAAAAGTAGGAAGACAGACCCGTGGATGGCGCTGGTGGCAAGCATGACCGTAGAAACGGCTCTGGGAGACGGGCTGCCCGTACAGGCGCCGCCACTGCCCGCCATTGCATTTTAAGGAGGTGGTCTTTTGGGGTTTAGATTTTGGGATTTTTTAAGGCCAAAAAATGGAACGGCAAAATCGGTTGAGATCACATGCAATGAAATGTTTGAAGCAGCGCAGGAGTACCGCATACGGGAGCTTTGCTTCTGGATTTGCGTGGACATGATTGCCAATGCCATTGGGCGGTGTGAGTTCCGTACATTTCGCGGAAACAGGGAAGTATTTGAGCGTGAATATTACCTGTGGAATTATGAGCCGAATGCAAACCAGAACTCAACCATGTTCCTTCATAAGTTGATCGCCAAGCTCTACCAAGAGAATGAAGCGCTGGTTATCAATACCCGCAAACGCGATGGCTATGAGGCTGTGGTGGTGGCGGATGATTGGGAAGAGCCGGAGGACTACCCTAGTAAGCAGAACGAATACAAGGGCGTAGTGGCCGGCAATGTCAGCTATGAAAAAACATTCCGGGAAAGCGATGTGCTGCATCTGAGGCTGAACCATTGCAACATCAAACCTGTCATTGATGGGCTTTACCAATGCTATTACAGGATGGTGGATGCGGCTATGCGCAATTACCAGTGGGACAAGGGACAGCACTGGAAGGTGCACGTTGCCCAGCTGGCACAGGGCGATGAAGGTTGGGAGAAACAATTCCAGAGCATGATTGAGGCCCAGGTTCGGCCGTTTTTGCAAAGCAACGGTTCTATTCTGCCGGAGTTCGACGGCTATGTGTATGAGAATGTCAGCGGGGCAAACAGCACTAGCGACACGCGGGACATAAAAAATCTTGTGGAGGATATTTTTGATTTTACGGCTCGAGGTTTTTTGATACCGGCGGTACTGGTGAATGGAAAAGTGGAGGGCACAGCCGATGCAAATACACGCTTTTTGACCAACTGCATCGACCCTATCTGCGACCAGCTTCAGGAAGAGATTACACGCAAACGCTATGGCTACGACCTCTGGAGAGCCGGCGATTTCTTGCGGGTGGATTCTTCCAGCATTATACATTTTGATTTGTTTGCCAATGCAGCCAACGTGGAGAAGCTGGTAGGGAGCGGCGCGTACACGATCAACGATGTACGGCGGGCGGCAAATCAATCGACGATCAACGAGCCTTGGGCCAATGAGCATTATATGACGCGGAATATTGCGACCATGAACGATGCGGCACGCGCCCTATCTGCTCAGGAAGGAGGGAAAATGGATGCGTAAGAATATGTGGGAGATCAAACAGGCTGCGGACGGCCAAAGCATTGACCTATATATCTATGGTGATGTGCAGGACGATGATTATAATTTCTGGACTGGAGAGACGATCCGCAGCGAGACCAGCGCCAATGCCTTTCGGGAAGAACTGGCCAAATATCCAAACGCGACTCAAATTAACGTGTACATCAACAGTTACGGCGGAAGCGTGTTTGAGGGGACGGCCATTTATAATCAGCTGCGCCGGCATCCCGCACATAAGACTGTATATGTGGATGGATTCGCTTGCTCCATCGCGTCGGTGATTGCCATGGCGGGCGACGAAGTAGTGATGCCGCGCAACGCACTGATGATGATCCACAATATGTGGATGTGTACCGTGGGAAACTCTGCCGAACTGCGGAAAGCGGCCAATGATCTGGATATCATCAACAATGCTGGGCGGCAGGCTTATCTTGCGAAAACAGGAGAGAAACTTGACGAAGGCCGATTGACAGAGATGATGGACGCAGAGACTTGGCTGACCGCTGAAGAATGCATTGCCCTGGGACTGGCCGACCGTTACGCGCAGCAGGATGCCGATATGAGCAAAGCGGCCGATGTGCTGCAAAAGGCAAATCTTAACCTTGAGCAGCGCATCAGCCTGCAGAAAAGCTTGGCTGCTCAACTGCGGCAATTGACTGAGGTCAAGCCCAACGCAGACCTAGATAAGAAAGAAAAACAAGAGCAGCCGGAAGGTGTTGTAAAGATGCTTGCCGGCGTTTTTATGCCCAAAAAGTGAAAGGAGAAAAGATATGAAATCCAATGACATTATGAACCGAGAGGAAGTGCGGGGCCTGATGCAACAGGCAATCCGCGATAACGACAATGATGCTTTTGCCAAGGCTTTTGACAAAATGCTGGGCTGTATCGAAACGGACATCAAAGAGGAATACGAGCAGCGCGTAGGCGATTTGCAGCAGGAGATGGACAGCCGCATCCTGGCTGCCCGCGGTGTGCGTCAACTGACCAGTGAGGAACGCAATTACTTCCAGAAGTTGGGCGAGGCCATGAAGGCAAAAGACCCCAAACAGGCCCTGGCAAATCTCGATGTGGCGATGCCCACAACCACCATCGACGCCGTATTTGACGAATTGCAGACGGCCCACCCGCTGCTGTCCCGTATCAACTTCCGCCCGTCCGGCGGCGCTGTGAAGGTGATCATGAATACCAACGGCTATCAGGAGGCCGCCTGGGGCGAGCTGTGTGACGAGATTGTCAAAGAGCTGACCAGCGGATTTAAGAAGATTGATACCATGCTGCTGAAACTCTCGGCGTTTGTCCCCGTTTGCAAGGCTATGGTTGATCTTGGCCCCGAATGGCTGGAAAACTACGTGCGCCAAGTGCTGTATGAGGCGCTGAGCAACGGCATGGAAGCGGGCTTTGTGACCGGCGACGGCAACGGCAAGCCCATCGGTATGACCCGCCAGGTGGGCGATACCGTGACCGTGGTGGGAGGGTCCTATCCAGAGAAGGCCAAGGTTGCGCTGACCGACCTGTCCCCAGCCACCATCGGCAATTTGGTGAGCATCATGGCTGCCGATCCCAATGGCAAGCCACGCCGCGTGCAGGATGTGATCTTCCTAGTGAATCCGCAGGATTACTTCCAGAAGGTTGTGCCCGCCACAACCATCATGGCCCCCGACGGCACGTATCGCAACGATGTGATGCCATACCCCATGTCTATCATCCAGACCCCGGCACTGAAGCGCGGCGAGGCGGTGATCGGCATTGCCTACCGTTATCTGGCGCTGGCCGGTACATCTCCCGAGGGCCGTATCGAATACAGCGACCACTACCGTTTTCTGGAAGATGAACGCGTGTATCTGATCAAGGCATACGCAAATGGAATGCCCATGGATAACAACGCCTTTATTTTCTTGGATATCAGCGGCCTGCGCCCCGCCACCTATAAGGTGACCATGGTGGATGAGCCTGCGCCCAGCAAGAACGCCAACCTTTCCGACCTGAAAATCGGCAGCCTGACGCTTGACCCCAAATTTGCCGAGGACACCACGACTTACACCGCGACCACGACCAACGCGACCAACACCATTACCGCCGTACCGGCTGACGCAAGTGCCGCCATTGAAGTGAAGGTGGGCGATACGGTGATTGATAACGGCAGTGCGGCCACTTGGGCTTCCGGCGCAAACACAGTGGACGTAAAAGTAACTGCGGCTGACGGCACCACCATCAAGACATACACCGTCACTGTAACAAAGAACTGATGGCGGCAGTACTGCCTAACGGGCTGCTCGACGACGTGAAAAATTATCTGAACGTTACCTGGAACGACGAGGCCACCGACAAAAGAATCGGTGGCCTCACTGCGTCCGGGATGGCGTACCTTGACCTGAAATATGGGGACAAGGCGGATTACACGCTGGACGGTATGCCACGCACGTTGCTGATGGAGTACGTGCGATACGCCCGCGATAGCGCCCTGGATGTGTTTGAAAACAACTACCAGGCGATGCTATTGGGGATGCAGAACGAAAGACGGGTGAAAGCTTATGTGGAGAGCTCCGACCAGGCCCAGAGAGAATGACATCTCTCAAACTTACAGCGACGGCGTGATGACGGTGTACACTGCCGTAGATGTTGCAAAACCTGGTTATGCTCCTGTAAAAAAGCTGACCAAAAAAATTGACCTGTGTTATGCAGAGCGGAGGCTTGGAATACAGCGTTACTATGACGCCTTGCAGAACCAAATTCAGGTAGAGCGCGTGCTGCGCGTGCAACGGGCCGGAGATGTGACCAGCCAGGATGTGGCCATCACCGAGGACGGGAAACAATACCGCATCGATCTGGTGCAGTCAGTAGATGCGGTATATCCGCCCAGCATGGACCTGACATTATCAAAAATAATACAGGAACTTAAGGCAGAAGACTTTATGGAGAGTGAGCCATGAGATGGTACGATAGAATCATTCGAACACACACAAAGGTAACGGATGCTGTAAGCCATTTTGAACGTATGAAATCAGACCGATATTTTGTTTGGCAAGAAGATGGTGCGAATGATTTTAACGCAAATAATTTGCATTCAGAAAAAGCCGTTGTCGGGACGACAGATTTGTTCACGAAGCGTGAGTTTGACCCGTGGAAAGATGAATTTGAAGCAGCTTTAAACATGGATGATAATATCAGCTGGTATTTAAATAGTGTTCAGCGAGAAGAAGATACTGGCTTCGTCCACTACGAATGGGTCTGGCAGGTAATGGATGGTGTTTAATATGGCCAAATACCAATTCAAAGGCCTCGATGAATACGCACAATATCTGCAAAAAATCGAAAAAAACACGCCGGAAATTCTCGGTGCGGGCGTATACACAATGGCCGATATTGTTACAAACGAGGTACGCAAGGCCCTTGATGCGCTTCCCGCTGTAGAAGAAAAGTTTGCGGTTGCGGCGTACAAAAACGGAACGCAAACATCCCTCACAAAATCCCAAAAAAAAGGCTTACAAAACAGTCTTGGGATTTCGGGCATGCAGAATGACAACGGTTTTTTAAATGTAAAAATCGGGTTTGATGGGTACAACAACGTACGAACAAGAACATATCCAAAAGGCCAACCGAATGCATTAATTGCGAGAGCAACGGAATCTGGGAGTAGTGTAAGAAAGAAAACACCTTTCATCCGGCCCGCAGTAAATGCGTCAAAAAAACAGGCTATTGATAGTTGCAAGGTAGTTGTTGATGAAAAAATTTATGCTCTTGAAAAGAAATGATGAATAAAAAACACTTGAAGGAGAATGTGAAATGGTAACAACTGGTTTTTCAATGCCATATGTCGCCAAATATGCCAATACAGGCACAACGGTTACATATACTAGCGGAATGGATTTGGCGCGAGGCGTAAGCCTGTCGCTTGAAATCGATACGGCTGATGATAACAATTTCTATGCCAACAATGTTCTGGCAGAGGTGGAAACGGCACAGTTTACAAGCGGATCAGCGACAGTTACGGTAGATGGTCTCTCAAATGAAGCGGCTACTTTAATTTTTGGGCTTCCTGCTCCTACATCGCTTGAAGTAGGTGCGCCTGAAACAACTGTACAAATGCAGGGATATGGAGAGGCCCTGAATCCTCCGTATGTTGGATTCGGATGTGTCCGCAGAACTCAAATGGAGGGGAAAGTGGAGTACTGGCCGCTTATCCTCCCAAAAATCAAATTTGGGTTGCCGTCTGATGAAATGGCCACGCAGGAAGATCAAATCGACTGGCAGACACAAGAGCTTACGGCTACTATACAGCGTGATGACACCACAGCAAAAAATTGGAAGGTTATTTCTGCGGAAGGCCTTGCCACAGAGGCAGAGGCTTATGCGGCTGTAAAAGCATTTCTTGGGGGTGCTGGAGCATGAATTTGAGCGTATGCGGCATTGAATATCCGGTGGCATATACAGTCGAGGCGCAAAATACCATTGCAAAACGGTTTGATGGTATAGAAAATATTGAAAAGGCATTTGACAACAGTGATATTGCAAAAATGGTGGATAACGTTGCGTTTATCGCATCGGCGCTGATGTCTGGTGCAGAACACCGGGAAAGGGTGCGCTGTGCGATGTTTAGCATTGAATGTGATGCCAAAACAGCGCCTACGTATGAAATGCTTTGCGCTGTAATGTCTCCATCCGACATCAAAACAGCCATGGAAGTCATCATGGCCGCAATTAAAGAGGGAAACCAAGTTACGGTAGAGGTTCAGCCTGAAAAATCAAAAAACGCAAAGGCCACGCAGTCAAAATAACGGCTGCGTGGCTGCTTTATATCGGATTAAAGTCAGGGCTTTCCAAAGCGGAGGCCCTGACTTCTTTTCCTGGGGAAATTCAGGATTTGTCATCATGCATGGCGATTGCAAATGGTGCAAAGCAAAAAATTAAGCTGACACTTGAAGAAGCGCTGAATGTGAGGTGAGAATGTGGCAGTAAACATAGGGCCAAAAATCGGAATTGACGGAGAAGCGCAATTTCGAAAAGAACTTAATAACATTATACAGCAGTCAAAGACGCTGGCCAGCGAGATGAAAGCGGTTACATCGGCGTTTGATAAAAACGACAACAGCCAGGAGAAACTTGCCGCACAGTCAGCCGTTTTGACAAAACAGATTGAGACACAAGAGCAGCGTATTGAGCAGTTAAAAAAGGGGCTTGCTGCTTCCGCTAAGGAATTTGGAGAAGCTGATACACGTACTCAAAAGTGGAAGCAGGCCGTTAATGATGCTACATCAGAATTAAACAATATGCGCTCAAATCTAAAAGGCCTTGATACTGCGGTTGATGATACCGCTGACAGCCTTGATGATGCCGCTGATTCTGCGCTGTCTTTTGGAGACGTTCTAAAGGCAAATGTGCTAAGTCAAGCAATTGTAAACGGTGTAAAAGAGCTTGCATCTGCGTTTGGTAGCCTCATAAAGAACACGGTAAGTTATAACGCTCAAATCGAACAATATACCATGGCTTTAACCACAGCTCTTGGCGATGAAACCAAGGCAGCTGAAACCCTTGCTAAAATTCGAGAGGATGCAGCAAAAACGCCTTACAGCGTAGAATCGCTTGTCAAGGCGAATCAACTACTTATCAGTACGAATGGTAATGCAGAAAAAAGTCGAAAAACCATTATAGCGCTTTCCAATGCGATAAGTGCAACCGGCGGTGGAGACGATGAGTTAATCCGCATGGCACAAAATTTACAACAGATTTCAAATAGTGGTAAGGCGACAACAGAAGATATTAAGCAGTTCGCCTATGCTGGAATTGATATTTACGGATTGTTGTCTGATTATACAGGAAAAAGTGTTCAAGAATGCAAGGAGTTAGAAATATCTTACGATTTATTAAGCAATGCATTAGAAATGGCAGCCACAGAAGGCGGTAAATATTTTGGTGCCAATGAGGCGCAGGCACAGACATTAAATGGAAAAATTTCAACTTTAAAGGATAATATTCAAGATGGCCTTGGCACCGCTATGCAAGGCATTAATGATGTATTCGGAAAACTTGTATCTATAGCGATAGACCTTGTTGAAGAAATAGACTGGAAGAAATTTGGCGAAAATGTAACCAGCACTTTTCAGTTTTTGATGGACAACGGTGGTAAAATCGCATCGCTTGTGGCCAGTATCGGTGCGGCTTTTATATCATGGAATGTAGGCGCTATGATTCAAGGCGTTATTTCGAGCATCACAGCATTAGGCGGCATTTTGCCTGCACTTAAGACCGCGATTTTGGGAGTGAATGCAGCATTAAAAGCAAATCCAATTGGGCTAGTGCTGACTGGAATCTCACTTTTAGTTGCAGGAATCATTGCATTGTGGAATAACTGCGATTGGTTTCGAGACGGTGTGATAACAATAGGGAATGCCATTGTTGATTTTATTTCAGATGCTGTCGATGGAATCGTACATTTCTTTACCGTTACTGTCCCACAAGCCTTTAACAAGGTGCTTGATTTCGTGAAAACAAACTGGCAAGGACTGCTTTTGCTTCTTGTAAATCCGTTCGCAGGAGCATTTAAACTGCTTTACGATAATTTCGAGGGCTTTCGTAATGCAGTAAATACCTTAGTCGAACGCATCAAGACAGCATTTATAAACATGAAAGACGGGATTTCGAACACCGTTAGAAATATCAAAGATGCAATCGTAAATGGGTTTCAAGCTGCAGTGGACTTTATAACATCCCTACCCGGGAAGGCTGTTCAATGGGGCAGAGACTTCATACAAGGTTTGGTTGATGGAATTATCTCTATGGCAAGCAGAGTTGTAGATGCGGTAAAAGGCATAGCAAATACGATTACAAGTTGGCTTCATTTTTCACGCCCGGATGTCGGACCGTTACGCGATTACGAAACATGGATGCCAGATATGGTACAGGGAATGGCCGAAGGAGTAAGAGCGAATGCTTATAAGCTTGAAAATGCTGTTGCATCTATGGCCGGAGGAATGTCTGTCAATGTGAACGGAAAAGCGGGCGCGTCGAATATGGGAGGCGTTTATATCACTGTTAATGGCGCTCCCGGTCAAGATGAGAACCGGCTTGCTGATATTATCATGCTCAAAATTCAGAATGCTACTGCACGAAGGGAGGCCGTATGGTGAGCTATTTCATCTTCGATGGGAAGAACAGCCTTGACTATAAAATCGGAATTGATAAATGTCCTGCAAGCAATCATGCTGCGCGTGTGGTAGAAAAGATTTCAGTGCCCGGACGCTCCGGTGATCTCATACGAGATACCGGGGCGTTCTCCAATGTAACACAACCATATGAAATATGGTTTAAAGCCAAAACATGTGGAACGACAGTAGCAGCGCGAAATATTGCATCCTGGCTGCTTTCCGGGAATGGATATAAACGCTTGGAGGATTCATACGACCCGGACGTGTTTAGAATCGCACTTTTTTCGGGGCCGTTTGATGTGGAAAACTGGATGCTTTTATATGGGCGTGCAACGATAGAGTTCGATTGTAAGCCACAAAGATATTTTAAGTCCGGCGAATATCCAATCTCCATAATATCGGGACAAGTCATAAACAATATATGGAATGATGCGTTCCCGCTTATTGAAATTACAGGGAACGGAGATGGAGAAATCGTAATTGGAACAGTAACCACTAGTATTACAGGCATGGACGGAGGAATCATACTGGATTCCGAAACGCAAAACGCCTACTATGGGACACTGAATAAAAATAATAATGTCATTATTTCCGGGGCTGACTTCCCATATCTTCCGAATGGAGATACAGCGATTATGTGGAGTGGAGGAATTACCGGAGTAAAAATTACGCCAAGGTGGTGGACAATATGAAACCAGTTCTTTTTCCGTCCACTGCGACGGAATTTACAACACAGGGGCTTGGTGCATTGTCGGATGCGATAAGTTGCATCGTGACCGAAGAACGGAACGGGCTGTATGAGCTCGAAATGCAGTATCCTCAAAGCGGAATCCATTTCAGCGAAATCCAAAACAGATGTATTATATATGCAATTCCGTCACCTTATCGTGAAGCACAGCCATTCCGCGTTTACCGCATTACAAGGCCTATCAATGGAATCGCAACAATATATGCCCAACACATTAGTTATGATCTTGCTGGAATCCCCGTAAATCCATTTACAGCAGGCTCGGCGGCAGAAGCGTTAAGCGGTATGGCTTCTCACGCAGCAGTGGAAAGTCCTTTTTCATTTTGGACGGATAAATCTACGACAGCAAATTTTAGCGTATTGGTGCCGTCCGCATCCCGTTCTGTGCTTGGGGGCGTGGAGGGTTCTATTTTAGACGTTTACGGTGGAGAATATTTGTTTGACAAATTTTTTGTGAGGCTTTACAACCAGCGCGGCAATGATAATGGTGTTGTGATTCGATATGGAAAAAATTTGACCGACGTAGAACAAGATGCGAATATATCAAGCGTAGCAACAGGCGTTCTTCCGTATTGGGTTGGAGCTGAAGGAGAACTTGTACAAGGGAATATTGTCAATGTAGATGGCACATTTGATTTTGTCCGTATAATGACGATTGATTTTTCGTCTGATTTTGAGAACCAACCTACAGCAAGTGAGCTGGAGACGCGCGCCATGCAATATATAAAATCAAATAAAATTGGTGTACCAAGTGTAAGCATCAGCGTGAGTTTTGTGCAGCTTGAGCAAACCGAAGAATACAAAGATCTGTCGCTGCTTGAAAAGTGCGATTTGTGCGACACCGTTACAGTACAGTTTGAAGCGCTTGGGATAAATGCAAAAGCAGAAATAGTAAGGATTATAACTGATGTATTGCTTGAGCGTTATGAATCCGTCGAAGTTGGAGACATCCGAGCTAATATTGCATATACGATTGCAGACCAGCAGCAAAAAATAGAAAAAGCACCGACAACAAGCGCAATGCAAAAAGCCATAAACAACGCTACAAATTGGCTAACCAGTGCCGATGGCTATGTAATAGCGGTTAAAGATGACAACGGCACATGGAAAGAAATCCTGTTTCTGGACACGCCAAGCGTTGAAACTGCAAAAAATGTGTTACGCATAAATACAAACGGCATTGGGTTTTCAACGAATGGTGTAAACGGGCCTTACAGAAATGCTTGGACGATTGACGGGAGTTTGGTGGCAGACTTCATCACGACGGGAACATTAAATGCTGCTCTTGCAAAAATTATAAACATAGATGCCACAAATATAAATACCGGAACGCTAAATGCTGATTTAATTAAGGCGGGAAATATTAAGAGCAAAAACGGAATATCAAATTTCGACTTGTCTACTGGAATACAAACGTATCGCATGGCCACGAATTTATTAGACGGTTATGATGTGGAAATGTATTTGTGGGCCAATTCTATTAAATTCCGTGCAATAAATCAAACAACTGGCGAATCTTATGAACTAGCATCTATATATGCTTCGTTGCCCAATTCGGGTTCAAATCAAAAGCTAGCAGGAAGCGTTGAAGCAAATTCCATTTGGATTCGCACACCAACATATGCAAAAGGTATAACTGGAGTTTACGGAGATGTCCGTGCGGATTTTGATAGTGTAGATACGATTGTTTTTAATGGGAAAACAATATCATGGACATACAGCAATGAACTAGGGAAATATGTCCTAACAGGCGCATAGGAGGATGCTTATGCAAGTAACAAAAAACATAACGCTTGATTTACTTGAAACGGGTAGTCCGGTCATTATAAAGGCAAAGCAAAACGACCGAAACACACGTTATATCGCGGCGCATCTATACGTTGGGAGATTAGACTATCAGGTGCCAAGCGGAACAGAGATTGCTTTCCGGTATAAAAAGCCAGACGGTACAGCAGGATTTTATGACGCATTGCAGGACAACTCTCCGGCCATTACTGTATCTGGAAATACGGTTACGGTCGAGCTTGTGGAACAGGTGTTGACCGTGTCAGGATGCGTCCATTGCGAAATCAACATGTATAATGCCACATCAGAAAAACTTACAACATTTACGTTTGAAATTTCTGTAGAGGAAAGCGTCCTGACTGACGCAGAAATCATATCCAGCGATTATTACAACGTACTTACAGCGGAAATTACAAAAGCGCTGCAAGCCGTAACTGATGCAACAGAACAAGCCGAGAACGCCGCACAAAGCGCACAGGATGCCGCAGATAGCGCCGCAATGTCCAAAGACTGGGCTGCCGGTCAACCCGTTACATACAACGGCACCCCCGTCTCCATCGCCTACGCGGGGGCGCAGCGTATCGCATCCATCACCGCTTACGGCGAAACCCCGCAGGGCGGGACGACGGAGGCTCCGGTGGCGCTGACGGGTGTGGATTCGGTACAGGTGTGCGGGAGGAATCTGCTGCCGGATAGCTCGAAAACAGTATCTGCGATGAATATACGCTTTTTCTATAACACAGATGGTTTTCTGTTATTCAAGGGACAAGCATACACATTCGCATCCAACGTCAAAGCAACTGGAATATATATAAATTTGTTGGATGGCTCGGGTAAACAAATTTATAAATACCATGCGACATCGGTAACCTACACGCCTGATACAAATGTGCGCGCTTGGTTCGATGCGTATTATATTACTGGCGTCCCGGATGGTGCATTAGCATGGCTCAACCTTGGCGAATCTCCGCTGCCCTACGAACCCTATCAAGGCAGCATAACACCTCTCCCCATCCCGCGCCCGCTACGACGTGTGGGCGATGTCAAGGATAAGTGCGTCACGCGGCAGGACTACGAAAGCGCTGAAAAGCTCGTTGTGACGTACAATGTGGGCTTTGTGGAACTGAACGGGACGGAGGCTTCACATATTTTCGAGGGCATGTTTTATCTCGATTATAGCGCCGCATGGCCAACGCCTGCGAATCGAGTCAATGGTGTGTGTTCTCATTATCCATATGGGGCATATGGCAAAGGAAAAATCTGGCTTACTGATAACGGTGCGGCAGTAGTATATAACCCAAACGGCGATTATACCGGCGACGAAGGCGGTCTGGCGAACTGGAAAGCCTACCTCGCCGCCCAAAAAGAAGCTGGCACACCCGTCCAAGTAGCCTACCAGCTCGCCGCACCGGAAGTGTACGCCACCGACCCTGTTGACTTCGACAACGCAGCCGGGCCGCTCACCGTCATGACGGGCGGCGAGCTTGAGGTGCGGATGACGGAGCTGATTGGAAATCGGGAATTTACCGAAAGGCTTTCGTATATAGGCAATCCGAACCTGCTGGACAACAGCAATTTTACGAATCCGGTGAACCAGCGTGATGGAACAAGCTACTCAGCATCCACCGGCAACACTGTGTACGCTATCGACCGATGGAGAATAGAGGGCGCGACTTATACTGTGGCAACGCATACGCTATCCGGCACAAGTTACACAAACAGAGCATGCCGCATGGCTCAATTCATTGAGATGGAACAATATGGCCTTGCTATTGGCGATACTTTGACATTTTCTTTGGAGACGAACGGCACAAAACACTCTGCAACCGCCAAAATTCTTGATAGAGACCAATACAGCAACTTTGAAAGCGTACCGTCCGCATATAGTTGTGCCGATTTTGACGTTGTTTTGTGCACCGGGCTTAGTAAACCGTCTATTTTATCCTTTACGATATGCCCCAAAAAAGCGCTTGTTCTGGAGTGGGCGAAACTCGAAAAAGGCAGCGTGGCTACACCATACGTCCATAAAAGCTACGGCGCAGAGTTATCAGCATGCCAGCGATATTTTTACTATTTGGACGCAACAAAATGGTACGCGTGTTACCAGATTACAGGATGGGGGCTTATCATACCGATTGATTTACCTGTACCGATGCGTGCGCAACCGACGGCTAATACGGTTGGGGAAGTGAAAGTGTTTACCCCAAGTGGATGGGTAAATGCCACATCCATGAGTACAAACCAGTTCAACCGGGATAAAGCGCGAATCAATATCGTGCTGACTATGCCGTCTGGCTCCATGGACAGTTATGAGGGCAGAGCAATGGTAGCGACAGGCATCGAGAGCCTTTCTGCCGATCTGTAAAGGAGTGGTGAAATAATATGAATGACAAATATACCGTATATATCCGCACCAACGAGGTGCAGTACAAAGAAATCACCGGGGAGGCGGAAAGTGTATGATGATTTTCAAAGGCAGGAACCGGGTGACATCCGGCTTTCGGCTGACGGCCCGCCCGAGCCACAACGGCATTGACCTAGTGGGGGACGACGACAAGACGGTACACGCCGTCGTGGGCGGTACAGTGGGGTTTGCGGGTATCGTATCCAAGAGCGCAGGCGGCCTGACGTGGCAGTGGGGCTATTATGTGCGCATTGACGGAAATGATGGGCGCAAGTATTACTACTGCCATTTGGCGGCGGGCAGCCTGCGTGTACGGGCCGGGCAGCGGGTACAGGCTGGCACGGCGCTTGGCACGATGGGAAACACCGGGTACAGCTTCGGTGCGCACACGCATTTTGAAGTGCGTAACATCTACGGCACGCCGGTGGACCCGGCAGGCTATGCGGGCGTTCGAAACGCGGTTGGAACTTATACGGATACAACGGACAAGGAGGACGACAACATGAAATTTCTGGAAGTAACAAGTGGCAAATGCGAGGTGTTCACCGCGCCCGATGTGAATGCGGTGGACAAGGCCTATAACGGCGGAAAGCTGACCGAGGGCGTGTGCTACCCGGTGCAGGCCGAGGTGGGCAGCTCCGGCGGGTACAGCTGGGTGCGTATTTTCGTGGCGGGAGTGCAGCGTTACGCCGTGGTGCTGGCCGACCGCTGCCAGCTTGTGACGCTTTCCCCGGGCGACGCGTTCACGGCCTGCGTGGCGCAGGGAGGCGGCGATACATCCGAACTTGGATCTCAGGTCGAACAGCTCACAAAAGAGCGCGACACAGCCACACAGCGCGCACAGAAAGCCGAGCAGCAGGCGGGGGTATACCTGCAGCGTATTGAATCGGCCAAAACTGCGTTGGGGGTGTAAGGCGATGGAGAACATCATCGTCGCGCTTATCACGGGCCTGCTGTCCCTGGTGGGCGTAGTGATTACCAATACGGCGGCCGCCCGGCGAACAGAGAACAAGATCACCACAGCGCAGGCCGTGACGGAC